CACCCTCCACTCTAGGTACAGATATACCTAGTGCACCTATGGTGCCGAAATATCCGCAGGGAGATCCCTGAGGCGAGCATCGATTGGATACTCGATTTCTTGCTTCAGCCTTGCAGGGCCAAAGGCCCGATCGTGCGGCGCTAGTCCCCTATAAAAGTGGGGGACTAGTGTTGCACCACCCGTGAGGGTGTAAAACAACAACTGCTCAGATCACCAACCATGGACACTTCATTATGCCTCGCGTAGACACACCCTTTGTAGAGACTTTAACAACTCTCGACCATTGGCTGGCCTGCGGGGGACATGAAGTGACAGCAGAAGCCGCTACCACTAAGGTACGGACTGTTGTTGATGGTGATACTGTTAGCCGTGTGCGCCCGGAACCGCCCTTATGGCGTTATCCGACGGCGTTGGGGCCTTACTACACAAAGGAACGCAATGCGTGCCTGATTCAGAATTCTGAACCATGGTACACTGCTACCTGTAGTAACGGTCTCGTTTACCCCGGGTACAAAAGGAAAAGGAAGTGCATGCTCCCTGACTTCTATCCGACAAGCGTAAATCTTGGATCTGCTTGGGCTCACAAGGCCCGACAGAAAATCCTCGATGCTTACGTGAATGTCGGTGTAGACGTTGCGGAATACAAGCAAACCCTCGACCTTGTCCGGGAATCAGCCGATCTCCTCAAGAGCGGCTGGGTCAGGTACGTAGCGAAAAAGTCCAAGAAGGCTCGCCGTCGACTAAACATCGACGATGTAGCTGCCGTGGAACTAGTCTCTGCGTATGGCATTGCTCCTATACTAGGCACAACTCACGAAGTGCTGAACAAGCTGCAAGCCGAGGTTAAGGTACCGAGAATCCGCAGAATAGTGGTTACTGATACTTCCGAAGCGGAGTTCAGTGAAACCATTGAAACTGTGGACCCTCCTGGTGCTTACACCTTTACTGGCAACATAAAGAGGTCCAAGCGTGCAATACTGTATGTTCAATACAGATGGTCCGAAACAAGTTCAGGACTCACGTTAGGAAACCCCTTGTCTGCTCTCTGGGAATTAACCCCGTTCTCGTTTGTTGTCGATTGGGTTCTAGAAATAGGCCCATGGTTAGCTGGCTTAAGTGCCATGACCGGTGTCGACATTCTCGCGGGAACGTTAGGGAGCAAGACGTACTTCACTGCTGAGGCTAACTGGTCAGGATCTGACTGGGAGCAGTACAGGCCCGGAAAAGTCGAGCAGAGTACCGCGGAGCGAAGTCTCATTTACAACGAGACCATGCCCTACGGTTACCCTCCACTCGGTTCCGGTCTGAGCCTCAAAAGAACGCTGAACGCGATCTCCTTACTAGGAGTAGTCACCTCAGCATACCGGAGAAACGAGCGTCAAGCTTGGCGTTCTACCTCCAAATAGTTGATGCGGATAACCCGCAAAAGGAGCAATCAATGGCTAACGCCACTGACCTCACGTTGTCGACGGATGGTTCCACTGGGACTCGCGTGTTCAAGCCCGTGATCAAGGACGTAGGCTCCGTGCTTTTCATTGCACGGGATACCGACGTCTCTGCCGCGGACGCGACCGTAAAGACCCTGTTCCGTCCTGCTAACAACAGCCGTAAAACGACCCGTTTCTCGGTCGCTCTTGCGTACCCGTTGAAGCGTAGTGATGGTGGCGATCCTGCTACCTACACCGCGCCCGACGTCGCGCGTGTCCAGGTTGACTGGGTCATTCCTGTCGGGATGTCGCAGGCTGAGCGGGAAACCCTCAGCTTTATGACGAACGACATGGTCTCCGAAGCGCTCATCCAGAACGCTGTCGACGACCTTGACCCGCCGGTATGATTACCGGTCCCTCCTCGCGCTTGGCCTCCTTACTTTTGGAGCGCCTTTTACAGCAACGGGAGAAGTTGATAGATGGCAATGTGCCTCTAACCTGGAGACGAGTGCTATGGTACTGCGTGATGCTGGCCGTGACCGTTCTGATAATGATACAGAACGGCGTTTAACCCTCCGACTGTGTGAACTCGTGGATAGTCCGCGAAGTCTAGCTGTTGCCCTTCTAGCGAAAGCTAAGGAGTGGAATCAGCTAATTGACCTAAAGATTGACCCGGTGAACTACACAGAAGCTCAGCATTTCGCTGATGACTATCTGTGCACCGAGTTGCTCCGTAAGTCAAAGACCATCGAGACTGGAAACGATCCCAAAGCAGTCGCCGTAGCAGGCTTTTTCGAAGCCGAGCAGGCGTGCAAAGAGACCAATGTAAGGTTCAGCCAACCGGTCGATAAGATCGGTCGGGCAGACCTCATTTGGCGTGTTGGGAGTTATATCCGAAAGGCTCTTCCTCCGCTATCTTCCCCCGAAGGGAAGGAGTTGTTGGACAGGGTGCTTGAGGCCTCCCGACATGGCCCTGGGGCCAGCACGTCGGTTAAGGGTACTGGGTCGGTACCCAGCGACAAATATGATGCAGAAGTGCATCTGACCCACAAGCTTGTGCCATTCGCACGTGCCCTCATGGGCGATCGATGGGCTACTTTCGCCCGTAAATCGATAGTGCGCGGTAACAGGCACTCAACGGTTCCCAAGGACGCGTCTAAGGACCGGAATATCGCTGTCGAACCGAGTCTTAATGTCTTCGGACAACTCGGAATCGGCGCAGTTATTCGCGATCGCATAAGACGTATCTTTGGATACGACCTCAATAGCCAGAACTGGAATCAGTTTCTAGCTCGTTTTGCCGATAAGTGGCGGTTAGCCACTATCGACTTAAGCGCTGCTAGCGATATGATCTCCTTTAAGGTTGTTGAGTTGCTACTTCCCCCTGAC